TTTTTGTTTGGCTTTCTTATGAAGATCAGTATCTTCCTTATATAGAACTTAAATCTGTAGATTCTTTGGATAATAATCGTTTTAGTTATTCTTTCTCTTCTGTTAATAGGAATTTACGTATTCCTGTTTTTAATGGTAAGGATAGAATTATAGAAGATCCTTTTTTTGAAATTACTCATTCTATGACTTCTCTTGAATACCAGGATATTATTGTTAAGAGTCATGGACGTTATGACTTTCTTCGTAAATGTGTTGTTTATCCTCGTTTTGAAGATTGTGATAATTATATCCCTTATTGTAATACTTCTGATTGTCAGAAATTTCTTAAGCGTTTAAGATTTCATTCAAAAAATAAATACAATGAAGAAATACGTTTTTACGGTGTATCAGAATATGGTCCTCGGACATACCGTCCGCATTGGCATTTGTTATTATTCTTTAACTCGGACGAACTCTCCTCGGTTATACGGCAACTTGTATCTGAGAGTTGGTCCTACGGTCGTACAACTTGTGAACTATCGCGAGGAGGCTCTGCTTCCTACGTTGCGTCGTATGTTAATAGCAATGTATGCTTACCTTCATTATATCTCCAGCACAAAGAGATTAGAGCGCGTTCCCTCCACTCTAAAGGATATTCAAACAATCATGTCTTTCCCACTCAAGCCACGATACATGAACTTGACAAAATGTCCTCTATCCTCCTTAATGGAGAAAGCCTCTCTGTTAATGGTAAAGTTAAGCAGATCTACCCTACACGGTCGTATAAACATACCGTATTCCCTAGATTCTCGAATCTTGTTTGCAAATCTGCACATAGCAGTGCTCTCTTATTTTCAGCTGCGTTCTTTGCACCCGAGAGGCTCATTCGTTACGGATATTTGGACATAACTTATGATAAGTCTGTTTCCCCTGTATCTCAACTTGCTCATGCGTATACTAATTTTTTCTTAGACCGTGAAGATAAAGGGTTTATTCATTTTGATGATGAGCTAATAGTTACTACTGTTCGTCTTGACGCTCCTAAATGTAAGTATTGGCATTGTCTTACTTATGATCAAATTTATAGTAAATTTTACAGACTTTTCAACATGGTCATTCGCTCTGCTAGGTTTTGGAATTTGTTTGAATATGTAGATGTTTATCGTCGAGATCCTATTTATGCTCTTATGGATGCATCTGATAATTATTGGAATGAATTTGCTCGGCGTCGTCTTTCTGATTACTTTGCGTTTTTAGAGAATTGTAATGATAATCAGCGTTCATTCTTGTTTCATCGTACTGTTTCTAATGAGGTTCTTAATTCTCAATTTGTTACTAGATTTAGAACTGTTGATAAAGGTGGTTATACATTGACAGAATCTTTTTCTGAGTTTGAGAAACGTACTTATTCATATGATCCCGTTTTATCTCAAGAATTCCTTAAAGAGTTGACCGCCAACAATCGGAAGGCGTGCGTGGATAAGGTTAAACATAAGGAATTTAATGATCTTAGTGGTTTATTGTTGAATATTTAATTTTTTTATTATGGCTCATTTTACTGGTCTTAAAGAGTTACAGAACAGACCTCATAAGTCTGGTCATGATATCTCTGCTAAAAATTGTTTTACTGCAAAGGTTGGAGAATTATTGCCTGTATGGACCGATTTTGCGGTTCCTAATTGTACGTACAGGTTTAATCTTGAGTATTTTACTCGTACTCGTCCGGTGCAGACTTCTGCGTATACTCGTATTCGTGAGTATTTTGATTTCTTCGCAGTTCCTTGTAATTTGATTTGGAAATCATTTGATTCTGCTGTGATTCAAATGGGAGAAAAGGCTCCTATTCAGTCTAAGGACTTATTAACCAATCTTACTGTTAAAGGAGATCTTCCTTATTGTACTTTGTCTGATCTTAGTTCTGCGTTGAAATTTGCTGCTGGTGATCCTGTTCAACTGGGAGATGATGTATCTGTTATTGAAGGTTATGGTAATATTTTCGGTTATAATCGAGGTGATGTTAATCATAAGTTGTTAACTATGTTTGATTATGGAAATGTTGTGGATTCTTCTGCTTCTTGGATTGGTACTGGTACTAATCGTTGGTGGAATATGCAGGCATCTTTGTCTGACTCTTCTTCTTATTCTCAGAAGTACAATGTTAATTTAGCTGTTAATTTATTTTTCATTGCTACTTATCAGAAGATCTATCAAGACTTTTTCCGTTGGTCTCAATGGGAAAATGCTGATCCTACATCTTATAACTTTGATTGGTATCAAGGTTCAGGTAATTTATTTGGTGCTACGAATCTTGCTTCTTCTATTCCTTCTAATAATGCCTATTGGAAGCGAGATAATTTGTTTTCTCTTCGTTACGCCAATTGGAATAAGGATAAGTTTATGGGTATTCTCCCGAATGCTCAATTTGGAGATCTTGCAGTAGTAGATCTTGGAACTATGAGTATTTCAGGTTCTAAGGTTCCTGTTGGTGCTTATGACGGTACGAATGATACCGGTACTTTTCATCAGTTTAAGACGAGAGTTCAATCTGTTAATACCGGTACTCCTTCTACCGAAAAGGGCACGGACATATTTCCTCGATTTCCGGATTCTATTTCTGTTCGTCAAAACTCTAATTTATGGGCTGTTCTTGGAAATTCTCCTGATCTAAATTTGAAATTTTCTGTTCTTGCTCTTCGTCAAGCGGAGGCTCTTCAGAAGTGGAAAGAAATTACCCAGTCTGTAGATGCCAATTATAGAGATCAGATTAAGGCTCATTTTGGAGTGAATGTTCCTCAGTCTGAATCTCATATGGCTAAGTATATCGGAGGTATTGCTCGTAATCTTGATATATCTGAGGTCGTTAATCAGCAGTTGTCTTCTGAAACTGATCAGGCCTATATTTATGGTAAAGGCGTTGGATCTGGTCAAGGATCTATGACATTCAGTACAGGTTCTGGTTATTACATTATTATGTGTATTTATCATGCTACACCTTTATTAGATTATGCAATTAGTGGACCTGACGGTCAGAATCTTGTTACATCTGTGGAAGATCTTCCTATTCCTGAATTTGACAACATTGGTATGGAATCTGTTCCTGCTGTTGAATTAATGAATTCTAATCTTTATTCCAATGTAGATTCTGCGGATAAGATTTTAGGTTATAATCCTCGTTATTATAACTGGAAAACTAAGGTTGATCGCATTCACGGTGCGTTTACCACTACTCTCAAGGATTGGGTTGCTCCTATTGATGATTCGTTTCTTTATTCTTTGTTCGGTGGTAATTTGTCTGCTTATAAGGGTGTTACTTGGCCATTTTTTAAAGTCAATCCTAATACTCTTGATGATATTTTTGCTGTTAAGGTTGACTCTACTTGGGAAACGGATCAGTTGTTAGTGAATTGTAATGTTGGTTGTTATGTAACTCGCCCATTGTCTGCTGACGGTGTGCCTTATTAAATTTTCTTGATTATGAAAGAGGAAAAGAAAAAAGAATCTTGTACATGTTTTGGTCCAGGTTACCGAAAATGTACACCTGTTCGAGAAGTTCAGATTTGCCCTATTTGTGCCTCTTCTGAGCCTGATATTGTTTTGGAAGAGCTCCCTACTGAACCTTTTCGTTTTGAAAAAATAGGAACTGATGACGATGAAGCTATTCGTATTCGTTCTGATGTTAGTATGCTTCTTCATGCTGCTGATATGGCTAAGAAATACGGATCTGGATTTGTTCAATCTATGATTGATATGCGTCGTCCTAAATCTAGCAATCTTCAGTCTCAAATGGATTGTATGTCTGATGATCAGATCCTAGATACTATTAAATCTCGTCATCTTCAATCTCCCTCTGAGTTGATTGCGTGGAGTGAGTATCTTATTGATCAGGCTAAATCTATTGAGGACGAAGCTTTTCGTATTTCTCTTGAGAAGGAGTCTGCTGAATCTTCTCTTGAAAGTAATTCTTCTGAATCTCAATCTGAATAGTTATGGGACTTCTTGATTTTATTCCTATTGTTGGTGATGTTGTTTCTTCTATTGGTAATGCTGTTTCTACGAATAAAACCAATAAGAACAATATGGCTATCAATCAGATGAATAATGAATTTAATGCTGCCGAAGCTGAAAAGGCTCGGCAGTTTCAATTGGATATGTGGAATCGTACCAATGAGTATAATTCTGCCTCTGCTCAGCGTTCTCGTCTGGAAAGCGCTGGATTGAATCCTTATTTAATGATGAATGGAGGAAGTGCTGGTACGGCTCAATCTTCTGGTAGTACCTCTCCTGCTTCTGCAGCATCTCCTCTTGCTATGCAACGTCAGGATTTTTCCGGCCTTTCTAATACTCTTTCTTCGGCTCTTCAAATTGCGAATCAAACCAAGGAAACGAATGCTAATGTTCAGTCTCTTCAGAGTCAAAAGTCTTTATTTGACGCACAGGCTAACAGTATTCTTTCTAATGTTGATTGGTGGAAATTAGGTCCTGAGTATAAAAAATGGTCTCAAGTGACTGGTCTTGCTCGTGCTGGTCTTCAGTTTCAGACTGATCGGCAGAATCTTCGTAATATGCAGTGGTCCGGTAATTTGGTCCAGGCTCAACACCTTAGTGTTTTGTTGGATAATAAGTCTAAGCAGATCCTTAATAAGTATCTTGATGAAGGTCAGCGTCTTCAATTGGATTTAATGGCTGCTCAGTATTATGATTCTATGGCGTCCGGACATTTGAAGTATCATCAGGTTAAGTCTGAAATTGTCAAACGCCTGGTTATGGCTGCTGAAGCTAAAGGATTACAGATAGATAATAAGATTGCTGAAGCCACTTCTGATTCTTATATAAAAGCTCTCAACGCACAGTATGCGGCGTCTTATGATATTGATTCTCCATTTATTGAAGGAGATAAAAAATATGTACCCGCATCTGTATTGAAGTCTCGTATGGATGCTCTTAATTCTCAATGGCAATTTGATAAACGTTATTGGTCTGAAGGTCTTAATGCTCTTGGTGTTGTCGGAAATGCTATCGGTAGTGCAGGTAATCTTCGTAAACCCGGTGCGCGTAATACTTATGTGTATGGCAATAGAACCTATAATCGCTATTGATAGTCGATAGGCCTCCGTGGCCTGAACGGACCTCAGGTAACTGGACGTGGTAACGTCCCTTAGCGTCTAGCACCTTGATATCGGCGGAGCCGCACACCACGCTCGTAGAGTGGGTGCAGTTCTGCCCTTATCTGTTTTCATTAGGACGCTAATTCCCTTTCTACGCTTTCTCTCCTTCCCTATATACCCCCTATATTATTGGCGAAGCCTATTTCATTTATCCCGGAGGGTTTTTGGTTAATCTCCCCAAAAACTCGGTCCTTCTTGCCTTATATTAGATAAATGACAGTATCCTTCTTAAAAAAACTTCATTTTATTTTGTGTTTTCAAAAAAAAAACGTTCCTTTGTTCCGTGATTGTATTATAATTAAAAAAAATAGCGCTTATGTCTAAAAATATTTCATCTGTTGCCGTTACTTTTTCTTCCGACACTGACTTAGCTGTCTCGTCTTTTTCCCTTGATCCTTTCACAGGCTGTACTCTTTCTCATGCTGTGTCTTATGTATTGAAGACTCCTGTAGTTAAGTCTTATTTGAATCGTAGATATACTATTGTTAATTTAACATTTCAATATTCTGAATTATGAAAATTACTCCTCAACAATGGATTGAGATAGTTAAACTTATCTCGACTTTTATTATTGGTGTTATCACTTGTTTATGTGTACAATCATGTACTGCGTCTATGTCTATTTCTAAGTATAATAGTAATAGTTCTCAGTCTACTGAACAAACATCTACTTCTTCTGTAGATTCCACTAAAATAAATATTAATCGTTAAAAAAATTACAATTATGAAAAATGAATTTTTTTTAGTTTCTGTTAAGTCTAAGAGTTCTCAAGCTCAGGTTCAGATTTTTGTTGTTCGTCGTGAAGATCTCTCTTCGTTTATAGAGGTGAAATTATTTTCGGATAGCGTTTTGTTGATTGATTCTATTGATATGTTTGTTCCTACTTCTGAACAATAATTATGATTAATCAAGAAGTTATAGATAAGTATCTTCTTTCTGAGTGTCTTCATCCTGTTAAGGTACTGAATAAGTATACGAATGATATTATATATGTCCCTTGTGGTCATTGCTATTCGTGTTTAAAAAATAAGTCAAACCGTGATACTGCATTAGCTATGAATATTGCTTCCAATTTCAAATATTGCTTTTTTGTTTGGCTTTCTTATGAAGATCAGTATCTTCCTTATATAGAACTTAAATCTGTAGATTCTTTGGATAATAATCGTTTTAGTTATTCTTTCTCTTCTGTTAATAGGAATTTACGTATTCCTGT